TTAGCCTTGGCGCGAGCTCTTGGTGGAGTTCACAAAAGGAGGAGGGGGGTAGCCGATAAGGCAATATTGATCCAAGGCGAACAGGACCACCGTCTCGAGGCCCTGGGATTGCGCGATATCGACCTCTTTGAGCCAAGCGCTCCAGGCATCGCTAATTCCAACCAGGTGGGCACGTTGTGGGTTGGGGAATCCTTTGGCCGCGCTGGTATTCATAGACATGGTGCAATTCACTAAATCAAAGCCGCTGGTGAAGCCGAAGCTTTCGGTCTTGAGACAAGTGAGATTCTGCGGCGACCAATCGGTGGCGGGATAGTTGATCAAAGTATTCAGAGCGGTGTTATTGGTGTCGGTTGGATAGAGCACTTCGTAACGGCAACCGGGAAACTGGGTTTGAAGGGCAGAACGGATCGAAGCCGTGTAGTCGCCGATGAGAGTCGGCAGGAAAGCAACCTCGTTTGGAAAGGCGGTGGGATCTGAATTGTTGCTGGGAATTTCTTGCATGCTCACGCCGTACTTGGCGGTAAACTGCTGTTGGGTATAAGCATCATAGAAAGGCATGCTGACTCCAGTGGACGGGAAATACCACCACTGAACTTCGCCCGATTGCAGGTAAGGAACCAGGCCGGCAGCACCTTGCAAGCCAGCCATCTCAAGGTAGACTTGTTTCCAATAAGCGAGGGCGGTGGGCGAAAAGTTGGTTTGAATCGACGGCGTATTTAGAACTACAGGCGTGCCATCGAAATACTGTTGTGCGATGCCAACGGAAGCCGCAGGATCGCCGTTCATCAATTCGGTACTGAAAGAAGCCACCGCGTCCATGCCATAACCTTTGATGGCCGCGAAGTAGGCGGTGTGCCAATCCCGGGCGGCGCGATTGATGGGTTGAGACGCCGTTAAATCAGTCCGCCAAAACTCCGCAGCGGCCATCAGTGTGTTGTTTAAGCCTCCGGGCCCATCGTCAGTCAAAGTGTAGGGAGTTCCGTCAATGCCACCACTCAGTGCGTTTGACGGAGCCGTAACAGTCACATCGGAGGTGCTGGATAGCAGTTCAAAACCGATGCCATTTCCATCGACGCCCATGGCTCGGGCGGTTAGAGTTAAGCTATTGCCACGGGTAGACGCCCAAACGAGATTTGTGCCCACATTGATCAGTGCCGCGATCGCCAGGGCAACAGTGGCGCTGGTATCATCCAGCAAGATCAGGTGAGTGATGTCAGTACTGGTTGACGAAGAGCTTAACGACGGTACGTCGGCCGCCAAAGCGAATGTCAGTTGGGCATTGGCGCCAATGGTGGCGGCTAGCTGAATTTGTACGGTGAGTGTGGCGTATTGGGTGCCTGCGCGAACAATTTCATAAAACCAAAGAGCGCCCACGTAGTGATTCACCCTCCCGGTGAAGCCGAGCTTGTTGATCAGCCAAGCGGTTCGCTCAGCCGGCAGGGACTGGGAATGATAGGTGTCCCAGTCAGTGGCCAAGGCTAACTGCGAGTTCGGCGTGAAGTCAGGAAGATCGTTACTCGGATGGGCTATTTCGAGAAAATCGAAATAGAGCGATTGGCCGTTATCGGCATTACTGATAGTTACTGTATGCGGACCGGCAGCGATTGAGCCCAAAGGGTATCGGACAAGGACATCTTCCTGAGAGAGGGTCAAAGTTGTTTGCTGGACCGTGCCCCCATCAATCGTTATGTTTATTTGCGGCGCCGAGGTGAATCTCCGTGTTCCGAGGTACAGTTGATGAGGTGTAGCCTCCGTGTAGGTAATTGTTACGCTGTCGCTCGCAGTGGTGGTGTAGTGAACTTTACTATTCGAGTAGTTGCCAGTCTCCAGTGTCCAATCACCAGAAAACGATACGCCGGAATCAGTATCCTCGATACGGCGACTCCCCGGGCCAGCAACGCTATAAAGCCGATTGGCGCCAGCGACAGACCAACTTGATACAGCTACTTGAAACTCGGTTTGGACGAATTCGCCAAGTTGCAAGTCAGCCTGCCATGTCCAACGCACTTTACGGACGTTTGTGGTCGGCACCTGAACCAAGGCAGTAGATGAGGTGATGGGCGCGGAACTTGTGGTACCCATGAGCTGACCGAAATCGAGGGTTACCTGATAGGTGCTTGGGAAGACGCCACCGGAGAAAACAGCGCCGGGAGATTGCCAGACTGCTGTGCCATTCTCAGCGAATCCATAGAGGCTAATACGGTTGCCGTTAGCTCCATCGAGATTGTGATTTCCAGTAGATCCCTGCCAGCTGACCGTTACAGATGGTCCGCTGGCAACGCCCTTGAAGTCCGAACTGAACGCGCTGATCGCAGCTGCGATTCCGGCGGCGATGTCGGAGAGTTCGTCGGTCGCGGCGACGGTATAGTAATAGTGCTCTTCAAGGAACGCCAGACCTACGCGATTACCCACGCCGGGCGAAGCCACTAGAGTCATGGTCGCGGAGGCGGACGCAGTGGATTCAGATACAGGCACGGCATAGTTCAGCAAATTCACGTAATAAATAGTATCTGTACCGTCGTTGTTGGCCACCCAGAGCCTCAGACGGTCCCAAGTAACCACTGGGAAAAGATTAGACTGAAAAGGAATGCAGCCCGTGCGGGACTCTTGGTAAGTGAGAGTAAGGCCACTGAGATCTCCATCCGGCAAATTCCGCAGCGAGGGATGCTCAAACACATTGTCCCGATTCCATTCCACGACCGCCCAATCAAACTGCTGACGCCATTTGCCGGAAAGAACGAAACCGGTGCTAGTGGCGGAGCTCAGCGCGGCTATGGCCGAGGGAGTGAGAAAATATGCCTGTAAATCGCGATTCGGAGTGAGTTTCGATATTTGTTCAGACATATGTTTAGAGCCTTATCGTCACTGTTAAGTCGCGGCCGGGGCTGAGCACAGCGGCACTCCCCCCGGTCACGATGTTCAAGGTGATGTCAATTGTCAAGAGCGCTCCCACGACCAGGGGCGGCAGGTCCGCACCCTCGATGATCGACGTGGAAGTGGTCGCACCGGTCGAAATCGTCAGCGCACTACCGTAATCCACGCCATTCTGCATGACCTGTACTACGATGTCGTAGCCATTGGCCGCTTGATTTACGGTCGCGCGCATATCGCGAATTGCGTGACTTGCTTCGACGATGAGCGGAGGAGCGGCGTTTTGCTGAGTGGCGAGATAGCCGTTGACTTGCAGGGAGAATTGGCCGCCGGATAAGGTCCGGATAGTAGAGTTAAGGGGAAGGCCAGCGTAGGATAGCTCGGCAGACTGACCGGCCCCGAAGGAGTTATTGACGAAGAATTCGGCGGCTATAACTCGCACATCAGGCAGAGCAACTGTATGAATATAATTCGCCGATGCTCTATTCTCGAAGAAACCTGGCGAAAACGGAACGATTATGGCTGAGTTATCGAGATGAAGAACGGCAGCACCGCTAGAGTGTGCCGCAGCGGTTGATCCGAGTTCGCCGCGCGTCACCTGGTACGAGTTCTGTCCCGCGTTGACACTCAGGAATGTCATTATTTCAGAATCAATTTGGATCGCCTGCCCAACATATGGCACGGCGGTTTGATTCAGCACTATACTTGTGGAAGCCGGATCGACGGCAGCAGCCAGAGCATAGGGAGTAGGGGTATTTAATTCATTCCAGTGAAAGACCTGGAGGGTACCGCTTGTTACCGACGAAGTATTCGTCAAATCGGAGAAACCAACTTGCGACAAACTCAAATTTCCGCCGCCTATCGCTGTCAGCACGAAATTCGGAATTCCGGCCAATCCAAAATCCGGATTGCCTCCGCCTAACGCCAGGCGGGTGATGGGACAGAGGTCAACGGAAGCTTCCTGATTGTCGACGTTGGCGCTTCGGCCTGATATCTGAATGACATCGCCGCGCGTAAATGGGATCTCAAATTGCGCTGGACTGGTATTCGAGACCGCTGCAAATATCCACGATGCCTCCACAATCACAAATACGCTGGTGTTGTCCGGAGTGACCGACCATTGAGGTGTTATTGTCAGGGTCGTCTGATCGTTCGCAGTGATCGATAATTCCTGGTCTTGGCCGGTTCCGCTAATGATACGCACCGAGAAACCGACATAGGCACCGGCAGTTGCTCCCATATCCGCGCAAGTAATGGTTGTGGAAGTAGCGGTGGTGGTCTCGAAGGGACCGGCGTACTCGTACCGGTAATAGAAATTGGCGTGGTCAAAGCTTGCATCGGGAGGACCGATTGGCATAAGCGGCAGGCCTTTATCGGTGAATGTAGAAGCAATTGGGACATTCGAGGCAATACGATACAAGACTTGAGGATTTAGGCCCCTATATACATGGAAAGACGCTGTGTTTTGAGTAAAGCTTAGGCTATTGATGGTGGTGGCGCAGCTGTTGGGTCCGCTCGGCAAAGTTACGGCAGCGGAGAACGATAGCGGTCCTTCATTCCCGGCACTGTCAACAGAACTCACTGAATAATAGTAAGTGTTGCCCGCTTCTAATGTACCGCTAGTGGTCGTATATGTTGGCGAGAGACTCAGCAAAGGAATATTGAGCGACGAAATCGCGGGCGCAGAGGGAACGAAGTATCCAACAGATAACGTGTCCGTGGTGGCGCCGTCGGTCTCCGCTTGAATATTTTCGCTAATCTCAAAATCAAACCCGTCTATCTGACCGTTTGAGTCTTTTAGAGGAACAAGGCCGATGAGGGGCCTGGGAATTTGTGTTTGACTCGCAGGTTGGCGGCCGGCCGCAAGCAGCGTCGTAATGCTATCGCTATACCAATCATCGTCGTGAATTTGAGCTTTAATGGTGACGAACTGAAAATTCATTGCCGGTGAAATTCCGACAACTCGGAAAGGAGTGCGCTGAAAGCCCTGTTTTTGATAGGTTACAACGATAATATCGCCGGGCCGAACCTTCAAAGCGCGAAAACTGGTAACGAAATTGATATAGAGATTGCCATCAGTCGACTTGTCGAGCTGGCGAAGCAACACACGGGTCGCCTGGCTATAATTTGTAATGCCCATGGCAGTGGATTGACTGCTAATTTCATAACCGATCAAAGCGACATCTTCGGAGTTGACGGTGGAGAGACTGTCCTGCTGGTACTCGTTAAATTCATCCTGAAACTCAACACTCAAGCAGTTTGAGGTTTCGGCGACAGTGTTGGACGAAACCAACAGCGTGGACTTTCCCTCGGGATCGCGGGCGATGCCGGAGAAAGGCCCTGAAGCATCGCTGAACTCATAAGCCGGCCAGCCACCACTCAGCGTGTCCACGCTGTTGCTACCGTCGGGGAGAGCACTCTGTTGCAGCGCCAGCGTGGTCTCAGGCAGGAGTTCCAGCAAACCGGAAACTCCGTAGCGGATCATTAGACTGGAGGCAACGCGAATGCCGCGTACAACCACCGCAGCACTTTGGCGCTTGGTCAAAACGAGATTGCAACTGTAGCGCGGCGCCTGGAGCTGATTTCCATTCAGGTCGGTAACGCTGATGAAGGTATCGCAAAATGCAGCCGCGCTGGCAAAGGTGGAAAGACTCAAATCCGCTAGACTCCAGCCGCAGCGGCGAAGAATATCCAGGATGACCCATGCCGGATTATTTGAGAACAGAGTGCCTTGCAGACTTCCGTTCGCGTCAAACGTATCAATCTGCATTCCTTGCATCAGCACTTGCACGTTGGGGGTGGACTGGCCAGTACTAATTCGATTGGGAACGACGACGGACAACGAGGCGATGCTGCCATGCGGATCACCCAGAGGATTTCCAGACGAGTCTACGAAGTCCATGTTGAAAGCGCCTTGCCGAGTTCCGGTACTGACGAGGGTGTACCAACCGGTGGACGTCATATCCTGACCGGAGACGGCTAGCGGAATCTCGATATCATTGACTACCACCTTGAGAACAGTGTTGATCGGACCAAGTCCGAGGAGCGTCTCCATATGAGTCAGATTTCCGTCGTTTCTGGCGAACACCACTGGCGATTTAATCCAGCCGGTACCATAGACAATAGGAACCGCATCGTTATATTTGGCGGTATTGTCGATGATTGCTGACAGTTGTGACGTGGTGCTGCCGGCCGACCGCACTAGAATCGCCGAGGGGACGAATTCCATTCCGCCGTAGCGGGCAGTAAGATTGTTATTGGAATCCGAGTTAAACATTCCCCTTTGTATGCATTGGCCACGGGAATAGTCGCAAGAAGTGTAAGCATGTCCATTGCTCAGATTACCCGTGCCCCCTGTTATGTCGGCGGAATAGCCGCAGCGGTAATAGCGGGAAAATCTCCCCAGATCGCCGCCGTTGAGAGCCTCTGTGCGCTGTGCCGGGGTTAGCGGGAAGGTCCACGGGCAAGAACGTTGGATGCGGGTATCCGGAATGGGGATCCGCTGCAGGCTTAGTTTGTTCGTAAAGCTAAGCGTCAAGAAGTCCTCCCCAATCTGATCCGGATCACCGGCGACTCCCCGGAACAGCACGGTGCTCTCCGAGCTTACAGTAAGACTCGGGAGGTCGACAAAGGCGAAGGATACTGTTAGCTGAGAGCCCTTAAAGCCAACGGCCGCGTTCAACTCCGAAAGCTCTGAATCGGCGTTTGCCAAAGTGAGCGACAATTTTGTCAACCCATCCATGGCGTCGTCCGCGCATAGTTGTAAATCAAACAAGTCATGCTTCAGAACCCGAGCGTAATAAGTGTTGCCGCCGAAAGGGACGGTGTATGAGCTCCAATACTGGGTATCTCCTGACGGTAGAACACACTGAAAAAACAACAACGGCGTGTCGGCTTCAGCTAATTGCTTTATTTGGTTAATAGTTGACATGCGCTAATTCCAGACGCTCGTTTCGATACTGAAAGAAGTTGAGAATATATTTGGCGCATTGGATGTAAAGATGAGTTCCGAGACTGCCCAATGCGCATTTGGATAGAGTCCGGAGTTTGAATATGTAGGACGGAAACGCGACGGTGACAACTGCGGCTCTAGCTGAGGGCCAAAAAGTGTTAGGCTCTGCCCGGCAGCAAGACTGATTGCCACCGATAAACCGGTTCCGGTGTCGTTTAGAGCGCCGCTGGATAAAATTCGCGACCAGGCTGGACCTACCGTGCAGGCATCTATCTGTTGGGCGTTGGCGCTACTACGCACCAAATTGCACGTTCCGTTCATTAGCGCGGAAGCATAAAAAGAAAAACAATACTGATAATTAACCGGTACCGCTAAAGTTTGGGTGATCTGCTGCGTTGCGGAACCACCATTGGTGATGCTGAAACCACTCGATCCGCCGGTTGGATCTGCCACGCCGCTTGCAATTGTCACTCCGGTTGGGGTAATCCAGGGAGACTGTGTTAAGTCCGCACTGTAGGTCAATAGGTTGTCAGTCGGATCCAGGAACGTGAAGGCGCGCAGCGGCCCAGAGCAGGCTTCAAAGTGACTCTGAATGGCACTCACATCGGTAGCGTCGAGACCAACATAGGATAGAGTCCATACAATCTGTCCGGCGCCAGGATCGGAGGCAACCAGCATGCTCCCATCAGCCAAAATATTCTTAATGGTCTGAATCTTCATAGATTTTCGAATGGGATATTGCGCGAACGCGCCGCTGCTAAGCTGTGGAAACGCTAGATTAGCCATTTGTTTCAACCACCCACATTGAAGTAGCCGCAGTGTCGACATCCTGATAATCACTGATCAGCTCAGGCGCACCGAGGCGGCAATTCGGCACGCTCGAACCGCTAATTGGATCCGGAAAAGTAAATGTTGTGAACTCTCCTCCGAGGGCATTAAAAAATGCCTCTACCGAGGCGATCTCGGATTCATTCAAGAGCCGAAGATCTATCAGCCAACGCCGGAATGCTTGTCCCGAAGCCAGGAATCGCTGGTCGGAGCCATCTACAAAACGAATAACCTGCGCGGGCCAGACAGAGCCAACAGGTGCTCCATACTGGGTTACTGCCCCGGTACTTAGTATTGGAAAGTTCATGGTTAAAGCCCCGCGATCACGTCGTTCAGCGAGCTAGAGTTGAGTAGAGCTTGCTTAACGGACTGGACAATTTGTCCGCCCTGAGTGGCAAATGGCGTTGCCGAAACTGGGCCGCCATAAACTCCGGGAGTCGAGACCGAACTACCCGTCGATATAGTCTGCTGCTGCGAAGTTGGAAGCTGATAAGCAACAAGCGCGGGCGGCGCGGTCTTTCCGCCTCCGATTAAGCTAGATAGCCCTGAGATGAGCGAACTGATCCCGCCGCTAAAGCCTGCGACGGCGCTGAGCCCACCGCCGATTCCGCCCGAAGTAGCTCCCGACAGAAGATTCGACCAAGTGCTAGTAGTTTGCGGATTTCGTGTCGCCGCTCGCGAAGCTTTGCCAAATTTGATCGGTTGTGCAGAGCCGTTATTGAAGCCACCAATCTTAGATGCGCCGGAACTGCGTATGGCCGTGCTTTTGGCGCTGGCTTTTGGAACCGACGGGACGGTCGGCAGTCCCGGTAAATTGTACTTAGTCTTCTTCATTGTTCGTCTCCTTTAAGCTCTCTTCTTCGAGCACAGAAATGGCATCAGCGCTCTTTGCATCGAGCGACCATAAATCCCCGCCGTGGCGTTTCCAAGCGGCAAATTGCTCGATAAAATTAAGGCTCCGCACTGTAATAATCGATTTTGGACAGTGAAACGCTATCGTTTGCCGCCTTATGAAGACCGGCCGCACCGGCCCTTCAACGGTATCTTTCAACCACGCGCAACGGCGTGCCTTTGCCAAGCCGCTCGCTAGGCATCCATCGCATTTCCACGCGGCTTGATCCGAAAACTGAAAATGGAATGCGATCAGAAGTTTTTTCGTTCGTCGTCCGTTAAGGCAAGCTCGGCCTGCATCGTTTGGACAATTTCGTCCGCCAAGCACTCCGGTCCATCAGCAATCAGCGACTCCGTGGTTGCCTTCTCTCCATTGATAGAAAGTCCCTCCAACGCCTCAAGACCCCACTCAATATAGAGCTTGGCCGCGAGCAGATCCGACAACGCCGCCTCCAACTGATCGGAGAGGTCTCCCGCCTTCAAAAACTCGTATTTCAGCGTCAGTTCCCTGACCCGCTGATTCAATTCGATACGCTGCCGCAGAGACACACGCCTGATTGCGAATTTAACTCCAGGCACACTCTTACTGGCGTGCCATGAAATACTCGAGTGGTCGATACCGCTATGCAAAGGCGATATAGGTTTCATCATTTGACACCCCCTGTGCCAAGTTATTTTTAAACTGCCACAGTAAGTAGGGCTCCGAGTCGTCCATGAGCGGCAACTCTGGAACAACAGCGGGCAGAAAGATCGCCATCATTTCCCCTTGCGCTTGGCCGAGTTGCAAGAGGGCCGAAACCGGCGTCCGCGTCTTAGCGGCGGCATACAGAGCTGTGATGTCTGCAGAGGCTTGCGCAAAAAGAGTAAAGCGAGTCAAAACCTCGCGCGGGCCAGGAACAATCGCCATCGGATACGACGATCCGAACTCCCGATTTCTGACCAACAGATTGTTATTTATTTCGATGGCAGCTTCCGTTAATGTGAAGACTTGATTCAACGGAGAACCGAGCCATACCTGGCCTAGCTGACCTGCCACCGTGGAGTACGCGAACGGAGACACTGACGGCTCGGCAGGGAACACTGTCAAGCCGGACACCCCGAACACGCCGCTCAATGAATCCAGCACGTCAGCGGCCGGTCCGCTAAAGTACAGTTCGTGAACATCACCTTTTACATCAATCTGAAACTTGTCAACACCCGCTCCAGTGATAAGTCGACTCACTGCGTTAACAGGATCCCAATAATCATAGATCGACAGGCTAGGCAATTGCGTGGAAAACTTGTATGCGACAGTAGTGCTCAAAGCGTCACCCATTGCCGGGCTTATTGAAAACGGCACATTTAGAGTCACCGTCAGCGAGTCCTGCACGGAGGTTACAAAGCGAATCTCCATCCCGTTCGATATGGCCGAACCCACGCCGAGACTATGCGGAGCCTCCGTTTGTATCTCAAGGCCGTTGACCGACGCCGCAACCAACCCTTCAACAAGTTCGGGAGCCGCTCCCATGGCTGCCTGCACGAGCGGACCGTAACACGGCGCGGTGTCGTCGTCCCAGGATATGAGATTGGCATTTATCTCAAAACTGCTGACGTGCGGTGCAGTCGCGGCAGAACCCGAATAGGTTCGCGAACCTGTTTTATCTCTTCTTCCGGTATTTTGAACACTTTGATGACACTTAAGACTCACGGCCACTAGCCGGTTCGACGCCGCGATAGGCGCGGGTATGCCATACGAACCCTCGGTAGCGGCGTAGAAGCGATTCGAGTTTGACCAAATGTAGTTAGCCATAATTTCCCCTCAGTTAAAGCTCACGTCCAAGTTGCAAGTGAGCCTTGCCAATTGGACAAACCCTTCGCCACCAGTTTTTGGGGTTTGCATATGCACGTCATAGATTCCCGAGTAACGGTAGCCATCTCCCCAATCGCCGATGTTGGCTCGCAAAAGCGCTGCGACTCCTTCGACATAAAATTGCAGGTCTAATTCCGTTTGTTGCTCCAAGCTGCCGCTCGACCAGATGTCAGCGGTGACCGCGGCAACCCCGGAGAATGTTCGGAATTTTTCCCGCTGGTTATTCACTACCTGAGTCGAATAGACACACACGCGTGGATAGCTCAACTGAAGATCCAGATCCCCGATGTCAGGCCCAACAAACGACGCCGTGATCTGGCTACCGTTCAACGGCGTCACCACGACACCCAGCGCCGCCGCGTTGGAATTGATAGCCTGCGGCAACGCATTGTTAGCAGTTAGCAGGTTCAGCATTTTATTGGCTGCGAGTAACGTTAAGGGAAGCATTTGTTAACCTCTTCTGATTTGCCGCGAGACAGGAACGATATATTGCGGCGTCTGGCCGTTACCGCCTGCCGGGCCGTTCACGATACCGGTTGACGGGAGAGTCCAAGTCGAGCCGGTGATCAACGGATTGCCATTTTGTAACGTAATCTGACTCACAACGGAGCCAACGTAAATATTCCATCCGAGAGCGGCCGGCGGCGCGCCATTCGCTCCCTCAGCCATTTGCACGGAAATCGTGCTCTGGCTGTTCAAAACCAAACCATTGATAGGGCTCAAGGCACTTTCGTCGCCGTTCGCATCCACCCAGGCAGTCTGCACGTAGATTGACTCGGCAGGCGAATTGCCATGCTGCATCGAGACCTCCGGCATCTGCGGTTTAGGAAGCGGCACGAATACGATGCCGAGCCCAGCCTGAATGGTCTGGTCGGCGGCGTATTTCGTTTCGGCCTGATATTCCTTCCACTTTCCTTGAAAGCGCGTATTCAACTGAACGTTGTATGCTTCCGCGAAAACCCGTGTTAACGACTCGAAGCACAGCCAACGCTGCAACGGCGGAGTGACCACGACAGTGGACAAGCCGATCACGCATCGGCTCAACCACTGGGGATCCGACATCCCCGTATCCTGCAGGAGCCGGAACAACTTCTCGGCCACGAAACTGGTCGCCAAGCTGATCTTGGTATCGACATTGATGCCATGCGCGGCTGCCACTTGAACCAAAGAGGCTTCGAATGGCAGCAAATCGTTCAGCGTAATGATTTGCGCATCGGTAAATAGCGCCATGAACGTCTACCTTTCGCCCTTGGTGAGTTCTTGATTCTCGGCTTTTGTGGTGGCGTGACGGAACTCGGCGTCAGAGATGATTGCGATCTGCAGACGCCGGGATAATTCCGCTTTCTCGGCGGACTGCCTGCGGCGCGCTTCCTGCTCGAAGTAATCCTTCTTCTGCTGCTCACTGGCGGCAACGGCGCGGCCTTCCGCAATCGCTTTAGCAGCCTCCTCCTTGGAGACCTCAACAATTGTTCCCGCTTTGCCGCCGTCTTCGGTGTCGGCGCTCACAATTAGCGGATACGGCTCTTTGATAGACGCTTCGATATCCCTGATTTTTTTGAAATATTGTCGTATGTCCATTTTTTTCTCCCATCAAAAACGAAGGGAGCCGCACTTAGGCGGCTCCCTAACTTCAGACTGGCAACTGTTGCTGCTACGCGTTGATCTGAACGGCAAAATTGTTGCGCAGCACGCCGCAACCGTAAAGTACGTCAACCGTAAACTGCTGCGCCAAGGTATTTGGCTGATAGCTCATCACGATGCGCAAGCCAAAATTACCGACCTCGGCATACTCCGCGACCGCGCCAGTGCCCGGCAACGGTTGAGGAAGACGGCGCACGACCAGCCCCATAGCGTCTTTGGTGAACGCCAGGTTATGGATCGTCGGCGAAGCCGCACCGGTCACCGGAACATACTGCGAGCGGAAGATAAAGAAGTCTTTCATCTTTCCGACGTTGCCTTCCACCAAAGCTTGAAGTCCCGCCTCTCCAGCCGAATAGTATTCGCTGAATCGCGGGATCTGCCGAATTGCCGAATAAGTGCTGGAATCCACAACCAAATACTTATTCGCACTCGGTGGAACCTTGGCCGAGAAAAGCGCCGTTTCAGCCGAGTCGACTACGGCTTCGGTCACCGGAGTGCCGGCAACGCCTAGCACGGCATTCGCCGTAAATTGGCTATAAAGATTCAGCAAATCAGACTCGACCTTGGAAGCGATCGCCACCACGGCCGGCTGCATGTAAGCTCTCAACAATTCGGGAAACGCCAGGGCCTTCGTGACATCCGGAATCTGGAAAGTCGCTTCGGCGTGCGTATTCAACACAATCTGCGCATTGCCCAGATTCGGATTTTGCGGAGTAACAGTGCCGCCTTCCGCAATATTGTTTGCCACCAGAACCGGCGGAATCGGCACATTGACCGTGTCGCCGGCATTCGCCAGCACCGGTTCATAGTCGCGGTTGACGAGGTTTCCCATGATCAGGTTTCCCATCAAAGCCGGAAGGGCATCGGCGGCCACCAGCTTCACAATCGCATTCGCCAAATTGGCGGAGGTAATAATTCCCATAAATCTCCTAAATTTTTCTTTTGGGGCGCACGGCGCCCGATTTTTCCGTTCGCGGAAACAGCTCAGCCGGCTTAAGTCCCGAGCTAGTCTTCCTTCTTCGGATCACTCACATCCCGCGTAACATCTGCGAAGCAAGCTTCGCAATTTCCTGGCGCACCCGGTCATTGTCTTCCTTGCTCATGCCCGGTTTGATCTTGTCCATTTCAATGCCGCCCGAAATTCCTTGTGGTGCGCTGCGAACCGGATGCTGCGCACCGCTGCCACCCGTAATGCGCGCCGGCAACAACTCCGGGTTCTCTTGCACAAAACCAGCCAGATACTCCTGCAAAGTCTTGCCCTCGGGGCCGCGTGCCTGCAGCCGGCCGTCATCGGTTCGCACGATGTCGTCTTTCACGGCGCGGAACGCCAGCTCAAGCTTCGCTACACCAAGCCGCTGCAACTCACCCCGAATCTGCGAATTGCGATCCGCCTCATCGGCCATCGCACGAGCCTTCCGGTTCTCTTCGACCAGCTGATTCAAACGGCCTTCCAGGCTTTCACGGCGCTTCCGTTCTTCCTGAAGTTCGGCTTTGTAAGCCGGCTCCGCCTTTCTTTGTTCAGCCTGTACGAACTCCTGAATGGTCTGCCTCACCACATCCCGGATGTCGGGTGGCTGATCCGCTGGAGTCTCTATTGTTTTTTGTTCTGACAT